AAGCGCCCCGAGCACGAGTGGACAGCAATGGACGTTGCTGCAGAGTTTAGTTACCAGGTGGGCCGTAAATACCCGCTACTTCCAGGTACCGTCTCAGTCAAGCAATTATCCGGAGCGCTTAGAAAGTTCAGAACGCAGTACGGAACAACCCCGCTCATAGAGTTAGAACTTCTTCGCCTATTCTTGGGCGATGAGCGCAACTTCAAAGATATTGGAGATGAGGCTCCGCTTCTTTACAAGAAGTACCTTGCCTCCTTTGGCACCAAGATGAACCAAGCTCGGGAGAATTTGGGACTCAACAAAATGACCGCTAAGATAGAAACCACACAGGCATCTGATAAGCTCGTGGCAAGTGATGGTCGTACATTCCAGAACTCACTGTCTGGGCGTGCACAACTAGAGCGTTATGAAAAGCGATTGAAAGTCAAGGAGAACTAAACGTGGCAAAAAAGATTACAAAAAAGTTTACTGCAACACTCACACTAAACACCGAACAAGGTGGCGCATGGTTGGCTAACGTCAGCCTTTTTACTCCAGCAGTTGACAGCGACAATCCAAACTCAATGCAACCAGCAGATGCTGTAAGTGCAGAAGCGGCATGGAAGAACGCATCAGCAGGTAAGCGCTGGATTAAAGCAAAAGTTCTTGAAATGACACCTCGCAAGAGTGTGAAGATGGAACCAACTAAGATTGACAAAACAACAGAAAAGCCAACAGCATTTGTTGGAGTATTGGAGTTCAAAGCATGAGCACAGATAACTTAATGAACGACCCAGATTTCCTGGAGTTCTTAGAGGAAAATTCAGTCCCCGAAGAAGAAAAGCAAATTGCATTTGCCGAATGGGTTTCAGCAAACGAGCATAAAGGAAACGAAGAAGACTAATTGGAAGAAGACGAACTAGAACAAGCCCTAATGCATTTATTTGAGTTAGGGCTTGTTTCAGTTGAGTACGACGAAAACTTAGAAGCACGTTTTAGATTAACGGACGAGGGGAATGAAGATGTATGACATCAACACGTTGTCACCGCTTAAAAAGCATTGGTTATTGCGCACTTCTAACATACCAAGACGATTTATAGGATTAGAACCCGACGACATTGTTACAAAAGTTGGTTCTTTTCCTGATGAGATATCTAATTGGTTGGAAGATGTTGCAGAGGGACACGTAATCCAAAGCATTGGAAACATTGGCACCAACGGTGTTGGTCTTGTCTTTGATGGGGGTCCGGGACTGGGAAAGACAACTAACGCTGTTGTTGCTGCTATGGAGGTTGTCCGTAACCTTCCTGAGGACGTCGTTAAAGCAGCTGCCATAATGCACGCCAAGCAGACTGAGTTTGGACTTGGATTTCGCCCAATTTACTACATGACCTATCCAGAGTTTCTTGCTCGTAAAAAGTCAACCTTTGATATGGAAGGCACTGACAAACGAGAGATGGTGTACGAGCTAGATGGCTTTCACGGTCGCTGCCGTTTTGACTGGCTAAACGTTCGCTTACTTATTTTGGATGATTTAGGTAAAGAATACGGCTCTAAGTATGACGACACTTCTTTTGATGAAATTTTAAGGTTACGGTACGACAAAGGTTTACCTACAATTGTTACTACAAATGTGCGTTTAGAGAACTGGGAAGCACATTACAGTGAAGCTATGGCGAGTTTCGCTAACGAAGCATTCATTAGAGTTCCTATACTAGGTGCAGACTTAAGAGGCGCCCAATGAAAGGACCTGAAGTGACTGAATGGATGACAGTTCAGCAGTTTATCTCTGCACAAGGCATTGGGATTTTTGAAGTTCAACTAGAGACCGAGAGTAAGCTGACTCGTTGTACCTGCCCAGCCTTTACAAAGAAAGCTGCCTGTAAGCACACCGCTTTTGTAAACCGCAAAATTCAGATGACTGGTCATTATTCTATTAGCGTTCCTGTTGGTGTTCCAGAAGAGTGGGCAATTTCCGCAAGCGAAACCCCCGATAAGTTCCGTGATTTCGTAGTCAACTACGCCACGATAGAAGTGTTATGAAAGGCGGAGACATTTCAAACGTCTCCTCGCCACAGGTTATTGTTACAGCCACACTTCTTTTGAGCTTAGAGACAGAAGAAGAGAAACGTCTTTTGTCTAAAAAGAAGATTACACGAATAGGTAATATTGATTTACTTGTAGCTAACAAGCTGTGGATGATGGGTAACTCTTACGGAGTTTCTTTAGAGCTTGCCGGATTTGAAGATGAGGGTTGGACAGAAGAGCTACTTGACAAAGCTTTTGAAAAACTTGAGCGCCGCGCTGTCAACCCGTTCAACTACTGGCAGCTGTACGAGAGCCCACACGAAATTGTGGGTGGACTGCCTTATCGTGCTAATCTACGGGCAGTCATAGATGTACCAGGCCGAGTCGCAATGTATGGTTCGGCAGGAGTACAGCTAGACAATATCTAGTCCTTGAGGGAGGGCATTATGTTCAGTATTGCAAACACCAATTGTCCGATGTGTCATGCCAATTCAATTCAAAGAATCTATGTAAACGGTAATTCATATTTACAATGTCAAGAATGCGGAGAACGGTGGAAGTAAGTGGCAGCAGATAACGAACACAGATTAGTCAGTAAGGTAATCAAAGAACGAGAGATTACCTCTGTACTGCAACGCGGAATCACTGACATCTGGTTCTTAGACGACGACAACCGAAAGGTGTGGTCGTTTGTACGTAAACACTACAGCGAGTACAGCGAAGTACCTACAGCAACCACTGTTCTAGACCACTACCCAAATTACAAAGTCCTTAACGTTGAAGACAGTATGGATTACTTGCTGGACACAATGGTGGATTTCCGGCGTCGTCTACTTACGCGACAAGGATTAGAGAGCGCTGTTGAACAACTCCAAGACAACGACCACGAATCTGCACTTCGTGAAATGGAAAAGACTGTCTCCAAAGTTAACGAACAAGGAGTTCTTGGAACTCACGAAGTTGACCTTACAAAGAACACAGAAGAACGTTACAAGGAATACCAAGCAATTCAGAATCAAGAGTTCTTAGGTATTCCGACTGGGTTCAAGGATATTGACGAAGCTACAGCAGGTCTTCAAGGCGGGCAGTTAGTAACCATCATTGCTCCACCTAAGACCGGTAAGTCTCAGGTTGCATTGCAGATTGCTATCAATGTTCACAGCCTCGGTAAGACCCCTATGTTCCAATCATTTGAAATGAACAACCACGAACAGCAACAACGCCACGACGCTATGCGCTCACACATTGACCACGGAAGATTGCGACGAGGAAAGCTGTTACCGGAAGAAGAAAATCGCTACATTGACATGCTCAACAAGATGGAAACTGAGCACCCATTCCATTTAGTAGATGCTGTTAATGGAATTACTGTCTCTGCTTTAGCTGCCAAGATTGAGCAGTTAAAGCCAGACATTGTATTTGTTGACGGTGTGTATTTGATGCTTGATGACCTGACTGGCGAGATGAATACACCGCAAGCAATTACAAACATTACTCGTGCGTTAAAGAGGCTTGCTCAAAAGGTAGATAAGCCAATTGTTATTACAACACAGACTCTGCTTTGGAAAATGCGTGCGGGTAAAGTAACTGCAGATTCTATTGGTTACTCATCTTCTTTCTTCCAAGACTCAGATGTTATCTTGGGATTAGAACCTGTAGAAGAAGATGACTCCATCCGTTTGCTTAAAGTTGTTGCTTCACGTAACTGCCCACCAAAAGAAACTTCTCTTACTTGGAAGTGGGAGACAGGCTGCTTCCACGATGAAGCAGAGATGATGAAGTGTCCATACTGTTCTAACTGGAATACCAATGGTTGACATTGAGAAAGTACTTTTAAACTTAGACATAACACTCACCGCTCAACGCGGAGATGAGGTACAGGGCTTATGCCCAATGCATAAGGCACGCACAGGCAGAGAAGACATTCACCCAGACTGGTGGATTAACTCTGTTACTGGTGCTCACTTTTGTTTTTCTTGCGGATACAAAGGAAACATCTATACCTTAGTTGCCGACTTAAAAGGTATTGATTACTTTGATGCAAAAGATTATGTTGACTCTAGCCAAGAGGTAGATGTAGATACTTTATTAAAGCGAATCAGAGAGTTACCTCAGTACATCTCTACCGTAGAAGAGCCTCTTGCTATGTCTGAGGCACGTCTTGCGGTGTTTGTTGACCCACCTGAAAACGAACTACGTAAAAGGTTAATTACCTCTGCCGCTGCTAAGCACCACGGTGTTTTGTGGGACCCAAAGCATGAAGCTTGGATTGTCCCTATTCGGGAGCCAAATGAGTACACACTGTGGGGTTGGCAAGAGAAGGGTGCTCGTGGTCGTTTCTTTCGCAATCAACCGCAGGGAGTTAAAAAGTCTAAGACTGTCTTTGGTGTAGAAGTTATGTCTACCGAAACTCTTGTGGTTGTTGAGTCCCCATTGGATGTTGCACGACTTACAAGCGCAGGGGTTGAAGGGTCTATTTCAACTTATGGCGCAATGATTAGTGAAGAACAAGCCAAGATTATGCGTAGAGCCAAGAAGGTTATTGCTGCTTTTGATAAAGACGACGCAGGTATGCACGCTAACGAGTTAATGCGTGGCTTTGCTAGGAAGTACGGTATTGAGCTGTCATATTTCAACTACACTGGGATAGATGTTAAAGACCCAGGCGACATGACAGAGAAAGAAATTAAACGGGGAATAGAGACTGCTAGGGATATGATTTATGGCAAAGCAGCTTACGTATGGCATTAGATGCTCGTGGATTACCTACTCACGCTTGTCCAATGTGTGGTCACTTAGTGTTTAAGATAAAAGCAATGTTTGAAGACTATGATATTGCTATGTGGTTTGTTGATGGAGAGTGTGACGATTGTGGGACTTTACTAACCGTTCCCTGCCCAGTGGATGACCCAGATGTTCAAGGGTGAGTTAAAACCATACCAGGTAGAAGCGGTTGCCAAAATGGTAGACCGTAAAAAAATGCTGGTTGCTTATGAAATGGGTTTAGGTAAAACCCCTATGACTATTGCAGCTTTAGAGCAATTAAAAAAAGACAGATTAATTGAAAAACCTATTTTGATTATTGCGTTGTCTAGTTTGAAGTATCAGTGGGAAAAAGAAATACATAAGTTTTCTGATGCACAAACGCAAGTTATTGACGGCAGCAAAAGCCAACGAGAACTTGGTTGGATGCGTGGGTTTGAGTGGTCACGAGCTTGGGATGAGAACAACTCCTACGTCATTTGTAATTATGAATCTATTGTTAATGATTGGGATTGGATTTGCGATTATGACTGGGGTGCTGTGGTCTGCGATGAAGCAACCGCTATTAAAGGATTTAAATCTCAACGGTCTAAGTACGTAAAGAAGTTAGCTAAAGACGTTAAAGTTAGATACGCATTGACCGGTACCCCAATTGAAAATGGGCGCCCCGAAGAGCTGTATTCAATTATGCAGTTTGTTGACCCTACTCTTTTAGGTAGATTTGATTTGTTTGACCAAACGTTTATTGTACGAAACCATTTTGGCGGAGTTCAACGCTATCGCAATTTACATATTTTCCATGAGAAAATGAAGCAAGTAGCTGTACGCAAGACACAAAAAGACCCCGATGTTGCTCCCTACCTTCCAGAAACAATCCACTTAGAGCCTTTCTTAATCCCGTTAGATAAGCCAGGCAAAGAGTTGTACAAGCAGATTGCTTCTGATTTAGTCAATGAGCTCCTAGAAGCTCAAGAGCTTATGGGAGGGTCTTTTTCTTTGGACGCACATTATGGGCATGGATACCAGGCAAATAGCCCAGCTGATAAGCTCAGAGGCTCTATAATGTCCAAGATAACTTCTTTAAGGATGTTATGCGACTCACCTCAACTTTTAGTTGAAAGTTCAACTAAGTTTCACAACGGATGGCAGGAAATAAATGGCGAAGAAGTCAACCTTGAAGGTTCTCGCGGGGGCAGTGCTTACGTGGCTGGTCTTGAAGACTCTGGAGCTCTTGCAAAGGCGAAAAAATCTCCGAAATTAGAAGCTGTAATAAATTATGTGGTAGAACACATAGAAGCAAATGAAGACCATAAAGTAGTTATATTTACCTGCTATCTAGGTATGCTTCCAATTATCCAAGAAGCACTTGCTAAAAAGAAAGTTGTTAGCACTCTCTACTCGGGACTGCTAAACGCAAAGGAAAAAGAAGAATCTAAAACTTCTTTTCAAACTACAAAAGAAGTTAGAGTACTCATCTCTTCAGATGCAGGCGGCTACGGAGTAGACCTTCCTCAAGCTAATATGTTAGTTAACTTTGATTTGCCGTGGTCATCCGGAACAGCAGTCCAACGCAACTCCCGAATCCGACGCGCTTCTAGTACGTGGAGCCATGTTGTGATTCAAGACTTCCTCGTGCTAGACTCCATAGAAGAAAGACAACACCAGATGTTAATGCAGAAAAACGCCATTGCAGACGCAGTAATGGACGGTGAAGGCATAAATACTAGAGGTGGTGTAGACTTAACAGTAGGAAGTCTTCTTAACTTCCTGAAGGGGGCATAACATGGCAAAAGTATCACCAGAAGAACCGCGCAACGTAGATGAAACAGACTTGATTGCTCGCGCTAAGAAGTATTCTTTCTTGAAATCACAACTTGATTACTTGGAGAAAGAACAGAAAGCTCTTCGTTTAGAACTGTTTGAGGTTCTTGATGTTGAGGGCGAAGAAGACGACAAGGGCAATATTGTTCTTGAACTTTCAGAAGAAGTAGATGGTTACAGCGCTGTAGTTAAACAACGCCGTGTGTCTCGTAAGATTGACGAGTTCCGAGCAGAAGAAATTATTATTGAAAAAGGAATGGAAGACACTCTTTACAAGACGGTACGTGTTGTTGACGAAGATGCTTTGATGGCTGCTCTGTACAACGATGAGCTAACAGAAGCAGAAGTTGATGAGATGTACCCATCTTCAGTTACTTGGGCGCTTGTCCTAAAGAAGTAGACTATGGCTGGGCTACGTAGTGATGACGAGATTGAAAAAGCATTTGCTGATTTAGAGTATATCCCCGGCTCTAAAAAGAAACGTAGAGAACCAGACCCAAAAGTTTCTCGCCGTAAGGCGGGGGAAACAAACGGTTGGGATGCAAACCCAATTGTTAAACGATTAGGCGGAGTAGACACAGAAGTATTTACTATCGGTGCGTTAGCGCAAGCGTTAGAAAAATCTATTGTCTCTGTTCGTTTATGGGAGCGTAAAGGGTACATACCTAGAGCTCCGTACAGACTTCGTGCCAAGACTCTTGGCGGTAAGAAGACTGGCGGTAACCGTGTATATACTCGCTCATTGATTGAAGCCACGATTGACGAATTCGCCAAAAGAGGTTTATTAGGCA